GACGATCCCAACCATTCAATGCTTCGTATGCCTTTTCATGGGAACGCAGTGATGGCTGTTTGTCACCACCTCTCCAACCATCACGACGAGCAACTTCCATCAATACTTCTGTGGTCGTGAACGGATCTTTACCACTAGATGCAAAGCCTGGGACGGGAGCATCTTCGCCGAATTCTTCTATGTATTGCTCAAGGGCTTGGTCAACTGCAGAATCAGCCTGTCTATCAAGGTCGCGCTCTCTTCTTCTTTCGGCAAGTACTTCGGCACTCGGCTCATCGGTTGATCTACTTACTGGCTTCGGCTTGTCGGCCTCTGGAACCATGTCAGCAGGCATCTCTCGTTTTTCTGGCGGAACAAATTCTTGTCCGAATGTTTCAGAGTAGGAAGCGCGACGTTGGAAGTCATGGGACACCTTGAGCAACTCTTCGTCAATCTTTGCTTTCTCTGCCCCTGTGGCTTGCCTGCGAGCGTTTACTAATTTGTTCCCCTCTACGGTGAGGTCGGCTGCCGACATATCCCAATACTTGGCAACACCTTCATTCTCTGGACGCCTATTAGCCAAGAACGCAAGATCCTCACGCGTTTCTGGTTCCATCATTCCCGATGTCAAAGCATCGTTGCGTTGCGCCCGTGTCCAAGTGTTTTTATCCTTAGGCAACTTTGGTGTTGTTTTTGGCTTATCAAGAAGCGAGTCCCCACTGCGCGTGCGACCACGAACATCGGGAAGGTCAAAGCCTGGCTTCTTGATTGGAATGTACGGGCGTTGGAATGTGCTGCCGTCTTGTACGAATCCGTCTCCGTCGCCGTCAAGCGCGTAAGGATTAAATGTTTGTGCAAGGTCACGAACTTTTCCGATTGATTGACCAATCGTTGCGCCAAGTGCCTTCACGGCATTTTGGAGTGCATCAAGTGCATTTGCAGTCAACAGACCATCAATGATGATTCCCTTTGAACTTGGTCGACCAGCCAACTTGTGGTGGCGCAAAACAGGATTCAGATAATCCCTTGCTTCCGACATGTAAGACTCGGGCAACTCAATGAGGTGTGATACATCTGATTTCTCAAATGGCACAGCACCATTGTTGCCAAACAAATTCATCATTTCTTGCTGGTCGTCGTTGCGATATGCGATACCGCCGTTCGGAACCACAACTGGTGCACCGGGCTTCTGCTGAATGTTCTGCATTGGTTGCTGCTGTGGCACCTCGGCCTGATATGGCTCTGGCTTTCCAAACATGTAGAGATTTCCCTCTTTGTGATATGGGAGCCGATACATGGAGGCTTTGCCATCAGATGTGGTGCGTCGGAATACAACAATATTTTCTGTTGCATTCATAACTTCAATTTGTGAACCTGTTCGATCCGTGAGTTCTGCTTGCAGTGCGTTTTTGTCTGGCTGTCCAAGTTCGCGTGACATTCCTTCTGCGAACGGATTGTCAGTGCTTGATTCATCCTGTTGGCCGTTGGGTGCAGCCACAACAACGATTCTTGGCATCTGATCCATCATTGGCATCATCGGCATACCCCCACCCTGCATAGGGATGATTGGCATGTGGCCTTTTTCGTCTGCCTTAATTGAGATTGTTCCGGTCAACTGATTCGCACCATGGAGAACTGGGGACACCTCGTACAGTTCTAATTCTTTTAGAACGTTTGCTTGAAGGTTTGGATCAAATATGGAGTCAATGGTTTTGTATCCGATTGACCACTCTTGGTCTTCGCCAAAAAACGCAACTGTAGCGAATGCTTCTTTCCCTTTTTCGGACTGCAAGTTGAATTGGACTTTTGCATAGAGACCGCCTATACCGGCATTTCGCATTTTGGCAGGCAGGCGAGAATCCCCAACTGCAACCTCAAACATCTCAAGAACTTTTCCGATTGGGTCATTCCATGAATGTCCCCAAACAACTCGTGGCTTTCGTCTCATTAAACTTTTAGCAAAAGCACCAGTTACAACGATGTCGCCAACGGAATCTTTGTTTCCGATTCCAGCGACAAAGCACTCAACTATTCCTTGTGCTTGGTCAACATTTACTTGACCACTATTGCCCGATTTAAAAAGAAGGTTGTCCATCGTCCTGCCTTGTGTGTTGCTTGCTCAGCAATGATAAACCAGTACTAGTGAGGTTTACAGCAACTAATAATATCAATTCAGTAATTACTATATCTAATTACTAAATTGACTCCAGAGCGATGACGTCACGCGAGATGTGATGGCGTATCTGTCCTTGGCATCAAGTTGCGCATAACTTTCAATTAGCGTTTCTTTGAAAGAAGCCAACCTTGAATCGTCACCAAAGAAACCGAGGGCAGACTTGATTGCCGTTCCGATGTCTTTTTCAATCTGCTCATTGAGGGTTTGCAGTTGGACGAGGCTTTCGGTGGAGGCGACAACCATGTCTTTCTTGTCTGGCTTGGGAAGTCCAGCCGTTTCGGCGGCATCCTGAATGATGGCGAACAAAACTGGTCTGACATCATCCTCTAACTGTTTCTGCCAAACATCCATGTTGAATACTGACTGAACATCCATTGTTCCAGCAGATAGAGCCTTCTTTGTTTTTGCTCCCATGGATTTCTCCATCACGACCCTCTGTTGACGCTCAATAACCCTCTCAAGTGATCGTCCAAGAATTTCGGACCATCTCTCAATTGATCTTTCAGTGTCAGCCGTCTTGACTTCCATTGGCACTTGACCAATCGGTGCTTCTGCCGCCGTTGCCATTGGAACGTCTGTGGCCCCAGATGGATTTGCCTGCTGCATCGCTGCGGCGATTGCTCCTGCCATCGTGTCTGGCTCTGCGCCTCCCGGTGGGGCTGGTGGTGCCCCTGGTGGTGCCTCAGCACCTGGCATACCTGGTGGCATGGCTTCGCCACCCATTCCGGGAACAGCGCCCTGAGGTGGCCCGCCAGCCATCATTGGTGGCGACTCCATCTTCTTTTTGGTGTTGCCGATAGGCGTGAGGTTTGGATTCATCAACAACGAATCAGCGAGGTCAGAGTCAACAACTTTGCGTCCACTGCCAAGTCGGTATTCGTTGAGACTGATTAAACCACGAGAAAACTCATCACTGAGGTATCTTTCTCGCTCTTGCTTGTAGAGCATCAGCACTGGTACTTCTCTGGTGTCAAAGTCAACGTAATTGACTTCATCTAGTTCGTCTAAAGACCTAGCTATTGGCTCGAGGTGAGGAAGCATTGTTTCCGTCCAGAACACTCGTATTTCGTCAGAAGCGTTTGAGAATGTGCGACCAGAGGCATTTCCAATAACCGTTTCAGGAACACCAAACGAAGCAAGTATTTCTTCTTTGGTTATTTGCCTCATTTGGATGTATGCAGCATCCCGTGGTGAAGCACCGACATCCACGTATTCAGCACCATCGTCTGCGGCGAGTACCGTTGTTTGCCCTGCACGAGACAAGTTCCCTCTGAACCTATTTCTCAGTTCTTCCTTGTCTTCGTCATCAAGGTGTCCGCGAACAACAAGCAAACCACCAGGTCTGCCATCATTCATTAGGAAGTTTCTGTTATAAAGTTTGGCAAAGTTCTCAATCTCAATAGCCACACCAGCCGCTTCCATTGGTGTCATTGAGAGGTACGGATCAAGCGGGTGTGGTCGACGAATCCAGACCACATCCTCTGGCCTCAGCGTGACTATCTGTCCTTGCGGAAGAGATACTTCATAGCCAGAAACAAATTTCTTTGCATCTGGTATTGGAGCAGTTGATTGAGGTGGGAGCAAATTCAAGCCGATGATTCCACCGTCTCGACCTCTCACTTTTTCAATGAAAACACCACGCGTTCCGAGCAACAACTGCGCCGAGATTCTGTACCTAAATATGAAAGCATTTTCGCCAATGTTTGATTTCGTGTTCAAAACTTCAAGCAGTGATGATTTTCCCATTTTGTCGTCAGAAAGAATCTGACCGTCTGGGGAATTGTCCTTGCGAAGAATTATGGGTAATCGTGCTTGATTACCAGCAATTACGTCAATACAGCGAGCCACCCAAGTAACGCGTTGCATTCCCTCTCGGTATGCGCGTTCAATGTCCCATGAGTCCTTGTATGACTTTCCAACAAATCCAAGATTTTGAGCAATAGGTGCTCCGGGCCCAACGAGTGCCTTGTTCCCGTTTCCGACAACAGATTTATTTGTGTATGTGTTCCAAGCCATTAATTACTCAAGTCCAAGGAGGAGTCCGACCAGGCCACAACAAACCCCTGCGATTATTAAGCCTGCTGGAGGGAAAATTATACCAGCACCTACTGCAGTCAGAATGACAAAGGAAGCCATTAGTATATTAGCAAGGTTTGATCGGTTGCTTAGGAACACTTTTATTTTGTTCATTTAAACCCCCGTTTGGTGATATTACATTTTACGATACAATCAAGCATAGTTGATAGAGGAAGAACGAATGGCAGATTGGCAAAAAGTAATTGATTATCTGGAACCCAAGGCTCCGTCGTATTGTCCAGAAGAGGCTTCGCTAACGCAGAAGGTTTTTTTGCGGTGCTACTCGCTTGAGGCGCTTTTCGGTGGTGCCGCTGGTGGAGGAAAATCATCTGCTCTCCTAATGGCGGCACTTCAGTATGTGGATGTCCCTAACTATTCGGCAATCCTTTTCAGACGCACATTCGCCGACTTGTCACTCCCTGGTGCCCTAATGGACAGATTCCGCCAGTGGATTTCAAACTACGACGATGTCCACTGGAACAACAACAGTTTTATCGCCACGTTTCCCTCTGGGGCGAGAGTCGCATTTGGCTATCTAAACAACACTGGCGACTATCTCAGATATAAAGGTTCGGAATTCCAGTTCATAGGAATGGACGAAGTCACCGAAATTAGAGAAGGCGATTATAGGTATTTGTTTTCTCGACTACGACGACCAGTCAGTGGTGCTCTCTCGGAGGTTCCACTGCGAATGAGGGCAGCCTCAAACCCTGCCCCCAACTGGGTTCGCCAGAGATTCATCGTTGAAGGGAAAACCGAAAATCGGATATTTGTACCGTCCCTTTTGACCGATAACCCAGGAATTGATGCTGCATCATACCGTCGATCCCTGCAGGCCCTAGACCCCCTTGAGAGGCGACGACTTGAGGAAGGCGACTGGTGGGCGACAACCCTTGGTTCGCTATTTGATAGAACGTCCTTTGTCGTGGTTGACCAGCACGAAATACCCCTAGTGACCAGTGCGGCGCGGGCTGTGCGCTTTTGGGACTTGGCGGCAACGGAACCAAGCCAGTCCAACCCCAATCCCGACTGGACCGTTGGAACCCTTATGTTATTTGATAAAGGGGTTGCTTGGATTCTTGATGTCAAGAGGGCCAGAGTCAAGGGCGAGAAGGTTGAAAACCTGATTCGGCAGACAGCCATAGAGGATGGGACGAGCGTGGCAATTCGGATGGAACAAGAGCCTGGGTCGTCTGGCAAGGCTTTGGTTGACCAATATGCCCGATATGTGCTTTCTGGGTATGATTTTGTTGGGATTAGGTCAACTGGCGACAAGGTGACTAGAGCTCGCCCATTCGCCGCGGCGGCAGCAAACGGCAATATCAGGGTTCTACGAGCCCCTTGGCTGACCGACTGGCTAGACGAGCTTTCCACCTTCCCGGAAGCAGCAGACCATGACGACCAAGTTGACTCGGTTACTGGTGCCTTTGGATATCTTACGGGTTTGGGGTTGCCGCAACGCAAAAGAGCCAGTATTGTCGTTTAGGTAAGTTCTACTAGCACCTAAATATTGTGAGGGATATGGATACCACGCCTACTATTGCCAACCTCCTTTTTGACGACTTTGCCGAAAAGCTCAATGACCTAGAGGGTCGATTGAATGACTACCTAGCAGGATCACCACCACAGGAGGAAGCCTGCGAAGTTCTTGCTGCCTTCAACAGAAATAAAGCAAGCCTCAAATTTGTCTATGACTCTTTTGCTCTACGGGTTGGGTCAGCAATGAAAGACGACAAAGTTCTTCTGGCTACTGGTGGCGAAGTTGAGAAAAACTTTTCCAAGAAACGAAGCAAGTGGCAACACAAAGACTTGGCCAGCGCCGTGGCGCAAAAACTGCACAGAATGTCCATTGACATGGATACTGGCGAAGTAAAGGTTGACCCTGAGCAGTTGGCGAAAGACATGATTAACTACGTCCAGCCCTCGTATTGGAAAGTCACACAACTAGAAAAATTGGGCATAAACGTTGACAATTACTGCGAATCCGGCGATTCGCGCATGAGTGTAATAGTAAGACAACCATATGGAGGAACATACGATGAATGATTCAACACAACCAGAAAAGAAAGAGCGTAAAGATGTTTACGGTCCGCTTTCCGAGGCTTTTCCACAAGAGATGGAAAGGACACTCAACAAGGGTGGAACCAACCTCACTTACATTCCTGTGAGCGAAGTAATCAATCGCATGAACAAAGTTCTTGGTGTTGAAAACTGGTCGTTCTCAATTAAGGGTTACACCGAAATCGGCGATTCAATCGTTGCTCACGTAACCGTTGTTACCACGATTGACGGAAAAGAAGTTAGTCGCGATGGTGTTGGTGGACAAAAAATCAAACGAATCAAAGCAACTGGTCTTGCCGTTGACTACGGTGACGAAGTCAAGGGTGCTGTTTCTGATGCACTCAAGAAAGCAGTACAAACACTTGGTGTTGGTCTCTATCTTGCACGAAGCGACGAGGCCATCGAAATTGAAATGGCGATGGACGCACCAGTGGATGAATCTACTCAAGTTTGGGAAAGTTTCGTGAGTGTCAGCAAGGGTCTTGATGAGTCAAAGCGTTCTCAGCTCAACGAATTTTGGGCAAGCATTTCTAGCAATGCTCCAAAACCAAGGCGGCCGAATGATGCAACACTCAACCAACTTCAAGATTTACTTACAGAAGCAACGCGACTCAGCTTTCAAAAGTAGTAAGGTTGTTTGGTGAGCACCGAACAACAAGATCAACTCAAGATGCCGAATTATCTTTCGGCTTCATCTATATCCACTTGGGAGCAATGTCCCTTACGGTATAAATACAGCAGAATTGATCTAATCCCCGAGCCATCAACGGAAAGCCAGATTATGGGCAATTTCGTTCACGAGATACTAGAGGAACTTTACAAACTTCCAAACGAACAAAGAACCATCGCAAATGCCCAACAGATGTCACGGGTGGTTTGGGTTCGTGGGTGGCCTGAGCGACTAGAGGCTATTGGTCTCACCGAAAAACAAATGCGAGAATTCAGGTGGAAGTCTTGGTGGTGTGTAGAAAATCTTTGGGCAATTGAAAACCCGAATGACATATCACCAATCGGGTTGGAAGCAGAGTATTACGTTGAGGTTGCACCAGGTATCACCATTAAGGGTTTTGTGGATCGAATTAGTGAAGTTGAAGA